CGTGCACCGCACCGACCTGTCCACTGGCGCGCAGACGCTCGTGGCGTCCGGCTCGGGAGCCTACACCCAGCGCCTGTGGCTGCGCGCCCAGAACGACCCGCAGACCGCGGACCCGGAGGAGTACACGGCGCCCGAGGTCGTGGGCCCGGACGCGCGCTACAGCGGCACGGACGTGTCGGGTATCAAAGGGGTGCGGGTGTCGACCGACGGCTCCGTGTACCTGCTGCGCAGCGTCGTGACCTTCCCCGCGGCGAACCCCGCCACCCTCGGCACGCTGGGCAGCGGCGGGAACAACGGCCTCCTCCTGGCCGGCGTCGGCGACAGCAACTACACCCCGGGCGGCTTCGGGTCGACGAACGAGCGCTACGGCCTGTGGACCGGGCTGGCCGTGCCGCTCACGGTCGCGGAGACATCCTCGGCGTGGGAGGTCGTGACCACCGGCCAGCAGACCGCGCGCGTCGTGCTCGAGAAGGACGGCGTGGAGCTGTGGGGCGCAGACCTGACCGGCCCGGCGCCGACCTCGAGCCTGTACAACACGAAGACGGTGTACACCACCGCCGCGAGCGTCGACGAGTCCGCGGCACTCACCAGCGCCGCCCTGTGGGGCGGCGCCGGGCTGAACCGCCTGTCCGCCAAGTACCGCCTGGGCAGCGGGAACGCGGGGCTGGTGCGCCTGGCGTCGGACGTGGCTACGGCCACGGACACCGGCGTCGCCTACGCCTCGTACACCGACACGTACGACTTCTCTCGCTCTGGCGATTACTACCTGCGCTCCGGCTCTTCGCCGGGGGCGTACGACTCGACAGGCGCGCTTGTGCGATCTCAGCCGGCGCCCGAAGTCATAGGCGCCGTGACGACGACCTCGCTACCCGTATTCATGTACGAGCCGGCGCACAGCTGGTGGGCGCGCGGCACGCACACGGACGGGCGCTCGGCGGTGGTCGTCTTCAAAGCCACCGGCGACCCGACGGTGTACCTGGCTCCCGCGTCGGTCGTGCTGGACGGCAAGACGTACGGCGTGCTCGAGACACTTACACTCTTTGCGTCCAACGCGCCCGGCGTAACGGTATAATGGCGCGAGGCGGGCGCGGCCTCCGGAGGCCGCGCCCGTCCAGTCGTGATATAATCAGCGGATGCCCCAAGACACGAAAAAAGCTCGCGAGCAGTGGCTCCGCTACGTCTACGCGCGTGACACCGGTCACAACGAGTACGTGACGAAGGCGGTCCGCTGCGAGGACTTCGTGGCGGCGAAGCAGTGGGACGAGGCCGACAAGGCCAAGCTCGCCGCCGCGCGCCGGCCCGCGCTCACGATCAACAAGACCCTGATCACGGTGATGTCGATCACCGGCGAGCAGATCGAGACCCGGTCCGAGATCTCCTTCCGGCCGCGCTACGGCGCGCCCAGCGGCAACGCCGAGGTCCTGACGAAGCTCTTCCGCTTCATCAGCGACAGCAACCAGCTCAACTGGGTCCGGTCCGACGTGTTCTCCGACGGGGTGGTGACGTCCCGCGGCTACTACGACATCCGGCTCGGCAACTTCGACCAGAACACCGCCGGCGAGATCGTCATCCGCCGCCTGAACCCGCGCAACGTCCTGCCCGACCCCGACGCGACCTCGTACGACCCCGAGGAGTGGAACGACGTCATTTACACGAGCTGGATGACGGCGGACGACATCGCCCTGCACTACAGCCCCGAGGACGCCGAGGCCCTGAAGGGCCGCGGCGAGTCCAGCTGGGCCTACGGCTTCGACTCGATCGACTCCGGCCAGGACCGATTCGGCGGGAACTCGGCCATCGCGGCGAACGTGACGGACGAGATGCGCGCCCAGCTGCGCAACATCCGCGTCATCGAGCGCCAGCACCGCGTCATGACCCGCCAGAAGTACTTCGTCGAGCCGCGCACCGGCCGGAAGCGCGTCATCCCCGACACCTGGACCCGCGACGAGATCGCCAAGGTGGCGTCGGACGCCGGCCTCATCGTGTCCGAGGACCTCGGCAAGCGCATCCGCTGGACCGTCACCGCCGACGACCTGGTCCTCCACGACGAGTGGAGCCCGTACCGCCACTTCACGATCGTCCCGTACTTCCCGGTCTTCCGGAACGGCACCACGATCGGCGTGGTCGAGAACCTGCTCGACCCGCAGGAGCTGCTCAACAAGACCCTGAGCCAGGAGCTGCACGTCGTCAACACGATGGCGAACTCCGGCTGGAAGGTGCGGAGCAACGTGCTGATGAACATGTCGATGGAAGAGCTGGAGCAGTCCGGCGCCCGCACCGGCCTGGTCCTCGAGGTCAACGGCGACCCCGACAAGGACGTCGTCAAGATCACCCCGAACGCGATCCCGACGGGCCTCGATCGCATCAGCTTCAAGGCCGAGAACTTCATCAAGTCGATCTCGGGCCGGGGCGACTCGGTCATGGGCCTCGACCGAGCGGACGTGTCCGGCAAGGCGATCGGCGAGAAGAAGGAGTCGTCCGACGTCACGCTGCGCACGTCGCTGGACAACCTGGACCGCACCGACCACATGCTGGCCCGCGTGGCGCTCGACATCATCCAGCGCTACTACACGGACCCGCGCATCATGAACATCACCCGGGACGACCTGACCGGCGAGCTCGAGGCCGTGAGCATCAACTGGCCCGACCCGAGGACCGGCGAGATCCTGCACGACCTGTCGCTGGGCGTGTACGACACGGTCGTCATCAGCCAGGCCGCGAAGCGGACCCTGGAGGAGAGCCAGTTCGAGCAGGGCGTCGCGCTGCGCGAGCTCGGCATCCCGGTGCCGGACAAGTTCCTGATCCAGAACTCGAACCTCGTCGACAAGACGAAGATCATCGCAGAGATGGAGGCCGCGGCGCAGTCGCCTGAGGCGCAGATGTCGGCGAAGGCGGACATGCTGGCGAAGCAGCTGTCGGTCGCCGAGCTCCGCGCGAAGGTCTCGTCCGAGGAGGCCGAGGCCCTGCACAAGCGCTCGAAGGTCCAGGATACCCTGGCGTCCGCCGCGGTGAAGGCGAAGGAGGCCGGCGGCTCGGACAACGAGATGGAGCTGGCTGCGCAGAAGCACGCGCAGGAGATGCAGATGATGCGCGAGAAGCACGCCGAGGAGATGAAGCAGGAGCGCGAGAAGTTCATGCTGGAGCAGCAGATGCGCCAGCAGGAGGCGCGCGACAAGCGCATGCTCCAGCAGGCCGAGGCGCTCATCAAGGTCAAGCAGGCCGCGGCCATCGAGAAGCACCCGAAGGAGGTCGCCATGAACTCCGGGGTGAACGGCGGGGGCGCTCCGGGCGCCGGCAAGCCGGGCGAGGGCGGCGCCAAGCCGCAGCAGGGAGCGCAGCAGTGACGACGCGCGTACTTGTGGTAAACTACGGCCCTGAGTCCGTCGAGGTCCAGAAGGTGCACGTGACCCCGTCGGGAACGTCTTCGGTCGGCGACAGGTTCACCCTGCCGGCGACCAGTCACCGCGAGGTCTACGTCTACGACGGCCAGGACCTCCGCATCACAGAGAGGAAAGGGTAACACATGCTTCTGAGACATCTGCAAGGCTTCAACGGGTACCTCTCCGAGAACGAGGGCGATGGATCGGACAACGGCGGTGGCAAAGAGGACCGCGGCGACGACTTCGAGGCAGCTGACGACGAGCTCGAGGACAACGAGGCCGAGGCCGAGAACGAGGACGACAAGGCCGGGGACAAGGGCGAGAAGAAGCCCGAGGCGAAGGGCGACGGCGATGACAAGGGCGAGAAGAAGCCCGCCAAGATGGTGCCGCACGCCCGGATGAAGGAGGCGGTGAACAAGGAGCGCACCGCGCGCGAGGCGGCCGAGAAGAAGGCGGCCGAGGCCGAGGCGGCGCTCAAGGCGAAGGACGTAGGCGTAGACCTCGCCAAGCTGAACACCGAGATCGAGGAGCTGGAGGAGAAGCTGGACCAGGCCATCGCGGACAACAACGCGGCGGAGAAGAAGGTCCTGCGCCGGGAGCTCCGCGAGAAGCAGATGACGCTGGCGCGCGCCGAGGCCACGCAGCTGTCGATGCAGGCCACCGCTATGGCGGTGGAGCGGGTGCGGTACGACTCGCTGGTCGAGCGGCTCGAGGCGGCGCACCCGGTGATGAACCCGGACCATGACGACTACGACCAGGAGGTCGTGGACCAGATCATGGAGCTGAAGGGGGCGTACGAGGCCACCGGCCTGTCGTCCAGCGAGGCCCTGAAGAAGGCGGTGAAGTTCGCCGTCCCGGCCGCGCCGGCGAAGAAGGAGGAGCCGAAGGACGACGAGGACGAGTCGCCGGAGGCCAAGGCGAAGGCCGCCGAGGCGGAGGCGAAGCGCAAGGAGGAGGCCGTCCGCGCGGCGCAGGACGCCAAGCGGCGCCAGCCGGGCGCGGCGGAGAAGGGCCGCTCCAGCGACAGCAAGGGCGGCGGCTTCGAGGGCAACGTCGCCAAGATGACGGACGAGGAGTTCGAGAAGCTGGACCCGAAGGAGCTGAAGCGGCTCCGCGGCGACTAAGACAGGAGGACCGCCATGAAGGTGCAGAAACAACCGAAACCCGCCGGCGCCAAGCCGGCCGGCCTTCGTGGCCAAGCAGTCATGCCGTCCAAGAAGTTCCGAATGGAGAAACGCAAATGAAACTCGTCCGCGCAGCGCTCGTAGCACTCGCCCTCGCGTTCGGCGCCAGCGCCGTCGCCCAGGACCGCCCGATCGTACCCAAGCCGTCCCCGGTCGCCGAGAAGGCGAAGGCCAAGAAGATGACCCGCGCCCAGAAGTTCCAGGCGCAGCTGCGCGCCGACAAGACCGGCGAGTCGAAGGCCGCCGGCCTGAATCCGATGGGCTGGAAGGTCGTCGACACCGGCGACAAGATCGACCTGGGCGCCGGCGAGGGCCCGATCGTGATCGTGTCGCACCCGAGCATCCCCCACGAGTGCATGGTCGCCCTGCACCCGACGCAGGACCTGTCGGCGATGCTCGGCTGCGTGCCGGTCGAACCGAAGGTGAAGTCATGATCCAGAGCTACAGAACGGCGGGCAACACGGACGAGCAGGTCGTCTGCACCCGCCGCTGCCTCGTGTACAGCATCACGCCAGAGCTGACCACCACCGGCACCGTCACCCTGCGGGACGACGCCACGGCCGGCGGCAGCAACATCAAGCACGTGTCGGCCATTGGCCTGACGCAGGCGGGGAAGACCTTCCCGCGCGGAGTGCTGTTCGAGCGCGGCGTGACGGTCAAGCTGTCCGCCGCGACGGACCTGACCCTGATCACGTTCGAGCCGGTGTGAAGCAGTTCGTCGCCGGCCTTTTGACCGGGCTGTTGGTATGGCCCGCCCTTGTGCTGGCGTGGTTGGGTCTGTGGACCCTGCGCTGGTAGGGCTTGACAGGCTCGTGAAGCTGTAGTAGTATCTGCAGTGGGCATAGCCCGCGAGGTCACCTTAGCACCGGTGGCCGACTCGTATCCTACCGACGAGACAGGTGGGGGCATCGAACGCCTCAGCTTCGTATCACGCAGCCACGGCGAGACGTGGGACAAGAAACCGATACGGGAGGATGACCGATGACCACCACCAACTTTACGCGGCTGACGACCGAGCAGAAAACCGTCTGGTCCCGTGACCTCTGGAAGGTCGCGCGGAACATGTCCTTCGTCAACAAGTTCCTTGGCGAGGGCCCGAACAGCATGATCCAGCACATCAAAGAGCTCACGAAGACCGAGAAGGGCGCCCGCGCAGTAATGACGCTTGTCCCGGACCTCGAGGGCGACGGCGTGGCCGGGGATCGGCGCCTGAAGGGCAACGAAGAGCAGATCAAGGCGTACGACAAGGTGATTCGCATCGACCAGCTGCGAAACGCCAACATCTCTGAGGGCCGCGTCTCCGACCAGAAGTCGATCGTGCGCTTCCGCGAGACTTCGCGCGACGTGCTCGGCTACTGGCTGAGCGACCGAATCGACCAGATGGCGTTCCTGTTCCTGTCCGGCGTGGCACTGTCGAACAAGAACAACGGCGCGACCCGCACTGGCTCGGACCTGATCAACCTCGAGTTCGCGGCCGACGTTGCGGCCCCCACCAGCGCGCGCAAGCTGCGCTGGAGCGCGAGCTCGGGCCTCGTCGTGAACGGCGCGACCTCCGGCGTCACTGCCGCGGACACGCCCTCGTACGAGATGGTCGTCAAGCTGAAGGCGTACGCCAAGGAAGAGTACATCCGCGGCATCCGCGTCGGCGGGCAGGAGAAGTTCCACCTGTTCCTCACGCCGACCGCCTACGCGGCGCTCAAGATGGACGAGAACTACATCAAGGCCCTGCGCCACGCCCGCGAGCGCGGCAACGGCAACCCGCTGTTCACCGGCGGCCCCGTGGACCTGGATGGCGTGTACATCCACGAGTTCCGGCACGTGTACAACACGTCCGGCCTGTCGAGCGGCTCCAAGTGGGGCTCGGGCGGCACGGTCGAAGGCTGCCAGGCTCTCTTCTGCGGCGCCCAGGCGCTCGGCATGGCTGACCTCGGTCTGCCCGGCTGGGTCGAGGAAGGCGACGACTACGAGAACCAGCGCGCCGTGTCGATCTGGAAGATCTTCGGCTTCCTGAAGCCGAAGTACACGACCCAGTACGGCCAGAGCCCCGCGACCGAGCAGGACTTCGGCGTGGTCAGCGTGTACATGGCGCAGTAACCAGGAGACGACGAACATGGCCAAGCTGCTTAAACTCGCGAACGCGCAGTATCCCATCACTGCGGTGTTCGACTTCAGCGCGACCGACACGATGGTCAACACCTCGGGGGCCGAAGTGGCCTTCGGCAAGACCACGTCCGGCACGAACACGACCTACGACATCTTCACCCCACCGCCCAACGCTGTTGTGGTCGGCGGCAGGGTGATCGTGGTCACGGCGTTCAACTCGAGCGGCGGCAACACCGTCGACGTGGGCGACTCCGACGACCTCGACCGCTACACGGAGGCGGCGGCCATCAACATGGCCGACCCCGACGCTCCGGCGACCGGGTTCGACATGCTGGGCGACGGCAAGGTGTACGCCGGCAACCAGAACATCCGCCTGACCATCACCAACACCACGGACGACGCGACCGCTGGCCGCGTGATCGTGGCGGTGGACATGGTGATCCCGGGCCGCGCGAACGAGAACCTGAAGACGACCTAACCGGTCGCTGCCCGGTGACAAGGGCTAGATACAAGGGGGCCTACGGCCCCCTTGTTTTTTCAACCGCAGAGAAAGGAACGCAATGAGCCAGGCTCGCAAAGAAGTCCCGCTGCCCCCGCAGTACATGTTCGTCTCCAACCGCGACATCGTCGTGACCTCCACCCGCGGGTACTCCCTCGAGTTCGTGAAGGGCGTACCGATGCACGCGCCGAAGCCGATGCACGCGGAGCTGATAGAGAAAGGCATCCTGCCCGTCGCCGACGGCGGCGGCATCGACGTCGAGGCGATGACGGAGGCCCAGGGCACCCCGAAGAAGGTGCTGCTGGCGCCCGAGACGCAGGAGGAGCGGGACGTGGCGATTGAGCAGGCCATACGCGCGGTCGTCGAGCGCAACAACCCGTCCGACTTCACGGCCGGCGGGGTACCGAGCCCGACCACTCTCACCGCGGCCCTCGGCTGGCGCGTGGACATGAAGGAAATCCGCGGCATCTGGACCCGCCTCAAGCCCGAGCTGCTGAAGAAGGGGTAACCGATGGAGACGCAGGCCCTGCTGGAGGAGTTCCGCGCGCAGGTGGCCGACGAGGCCGCGCCGCACCTGTGGAGCGACGACGAGGTCCTGCGCTACATGATCGACGCGCAGGACATGCTCGTGCGCCGCTTCGGCGGGATCACGGACGTGACGGTGGCGGCGGCGGACATCGGGTCCGGCGCCTCCCTGCGCCTGCAGGACCTGGCGGTGACGCTGAACACCCCGCTCACCGCCCACAGCCAGTACATCCTGCGCATCCGGTCCGGCCGGCTCGTGACCGCGCGTCGGGACGTGCAGTTCCTGCAGGAGTCGGATCTGTCGGTGTCCGCCGAGGCGATCCCGGACTACGGGTCGTTCGGCTCGCTGACGCTGGACGACACGGACACCGGGCAGGTGCAGTACGGCGTGCTCGGGATCAAGGAGAAGAACGTGCGGTGGGTGAAGGTGCCGGACGCCACGGACACGTGCCGCCTGCACGTATACCGCCTGCCGTACCCCCGCATCACGGACTGGGACGCCATCCCGCTCGAGATCGACGAGCACCACCACATGCACCTGCTCAAGTGGATGAAGTACCTGGCCTACAGCAAGCAGGACGCCGAGACGCGCGACGACGAGAAGGCTGAGCTCAACCGGCAGGCCTTCGAGGCGTACGCCAAGGAAGTCAAGCAGGAAGTCGAACGACGCCGGTACCGCCCCCGTGTGGTACAATACGGCGGACTGTAACCGCGCCAATCCAAGGGAGCATCCATCATGGCTGCGTACTCCAGCTCTACCATTTCAGGCAAGCCCCGCTCGGGCAAGTTCCTCAAGGGCGACACCTTCACCGACTCCGGCAGCACCGTGTGGGAGTGCACCGAGTCCGGCTATCCGGGCAAATGGGTCGCCATCCCGCAGGGCCTGACCGCGGCTGAGCTGGACAAGCTCGACGGCCTCGAAGCCTCGCAGGCCGAGCTCGACCGCGTCGCCGACGTGTCCACGCGACTCGTGGCGGGCGGCTCCTCGCTGACCCTCACCGCGGCCGCGCACGACGGCAAGACCGTCCTGCTGGACACCGCGGCTGGCACCACGATCACGCTTCCGGCTGCCACCGGCAGCGGCGCGCGGTTCCGCCTCGTCGTGTCCGTGGCTGCGACGTCCAACCAGCACCGCATTAACGTGGTCGGTAACGACGCCTTCTTCGGCACTGCGACGCTCGCGCAGGACGGCGGCGACACCAGCGTGCTGTTCGAGGCGGGCACGGACGCCGACCAGATAAACCTCAACGGCACCACCACGGGCGGCACGAAAGGCGCCACGGTGGAGCTCGAGGACATCGCGACGGACGTGTGGGCCGTCCGAATCGTGTCGGCCGCGACCGGCACAGAGGCCACGCCGTTCACCACGGGCGCAGTGTCGTAATCCAGTGGGAGTCGGGTCGCTGATCAAGCAGCCGAGCGAGAGCCGGCTGTACACTATGGAGTTCGCTCCGAACCTCGCGGCCGGAGAGACGGTGACGTCTGTGAGCAGCTGCACTGCGTCGCCGGCCGGCCTCACCCTGACCGGTGCCGCGGCGAGCGGCACGAAGGCTACCGTGCGCATCTCCGGCGGCACGGCCGACACGACGTACAAGGTGACCTTCGTGGTCATCACGTCGGCGAGCAACACACTCGAGGGTGAGGGGTACCTGGTCGTGAGGCAGCTGTGAGCGGCGCAAATGGTAAAATGGGCTTCGACGGGGACCTCGGGGTCCGCGTGAGGCGAGCGAGGCCAGGGCTCTGGCGGCGCATATTGGACTTCCTGAGAGGCGTGTCATGAGAAACTTCATCAGCATCCCCTGGCTCGGCAACCGCCGCATCCTCATGGGCATGGCCGGCGCGAACGATGCCGCTCGCCACCTGGCTGGGCTCGACTGGGGCACGAATCTGCGCGCCACGCTGTTCCACCGCGGCAAGTACCAGGGCGAGATGGACCTCGGCTCGGGCCTCGTCACGAACGTGGGCGCGCTGGCCATCGCCAACGAGGCGGTGACCCTCGCGTCGCCCTCCGGCGCCCGCATCAACACGCTGTTCCTCGCGAACCAGCACTTCAGCGGCAAGGGCACCACTGCCGCCGCCGCCACCGACATCAAGCTCGAGACCATCTCGACAGTCGGCGGCGAGACGGCCGTCGCAGGCACGCAATCGCTGGTGTCCGCTGCGAACTCGCAGAAGTACCGCACCGTGGCGACGATCAGCTACACCGGCACCGAGGCGGTGACCGAGTGGGGCCTGCACACGAGCGCCACCCGCACTGCCACCACCGGCTCGCCGTTCACGTCGTCCACCGCCACGACCGGCACCACGACCGGCACCGCGCTGACGGCGTCGAGCTCGACGGTGCAGGGCTTCCAGCAGCACATCTTCGAGGCGGCGACTGCCACCCCGGTGTACGGCTTCGTCATCTCGAATACCACGAGCGTCATCACCATCCCCGCGTGGTACAAGGTGTCCGACGGCACCGTCGGCACGGGGCCGACCACGGAGGCGTACACCATCCGCCCGGTCCTGTGGGACCGCAAAGTCTTCTCAGCGATCAACGTGGTGAACGGCGACTCGATCCAGTTCACCTACACGCTGACGATCAGCTCGGGCGGCTAGTGCGCTGGGCGCTGCTCGCTCTGCTCCTGTCCGCGTGCGCCGGCCAGGCCGATCGCTTCGAGTTCGTCAGGGCCAACACGCTCGACGAGGTGCGCGACGCGCGCAACTGTGGGTCGTCAGTGCTACCGAACTACGGCTGCTGGCGGCGGCTGGACGCCACCGGAGGGTGTAAAATCATAGTGCAGTGGCCCCGTCACTCCGCCGACGGCGAGCGCCTGCGCACACTCGGGCTCGAAGTCTGGAAGTGCGCCGAGGGGAACACGGAGTACTAAAGTGTCCGCATACACGGGACGTCTCGCCCTAATATGCTCTCGCCTGGGTGCGTTCCAGCTTGCGTCCAGCAAAGCCTGCGGCACTCTGTACGAGTCCGGGCTCAGCGCCGCCCTGTCGTTCGCCGGCGCAGCCACGAAGATGGGCGGTAAGGTGCTATCGGCCTCCCATGCCCTCGCCGGCGCGTGCGCCAGAGCCGTCGCGACGGCCGCCTCGGCCGCGCTCGGCCTGGCCGGCGCGGCGCTCGCGACGACCTCTCGGGCCCTCGCGGGCACTCTGTCCTCCGCCGGCTCGCTCTTGGGACGCGCGGGCAAGGCCCTCGCCGGCTCGCTCGGCTCGCTCGGCTCGTTGTCGCGCGCGGTCACCCACGTGCTGGAGTCCGCCGCCGGCTTCGCCGGCGCCTGCGCCCGGCACACGTCCACCGCGGCCTCGGCCGCCCTGGGGCTCGCGGGCTCCGCCCTCAAGACCGCCGGGCGCCCCCTCGCCGGCTCGCTCGGCTCGCTCGGCTCGCTGGTCGGGCAAGCCGGCAAAGCCCTGGCGGGAGCCCTCGGCACCGCGGGAGCAGTGTCCAGGCATGTGTCCAGGGCCTTCGCCGGGGCGATGGGTTTCGCAGGAGAAATAGCAAGGTACGTCGCAAGGCAGCTGTCCGGCGAACTGTCCAGCTCCGCCGCCGTCGCTAAGTCCACCGCCAGGGCGCTGTCCGGCTCGCTCTCGTACTCCGGGCTGCTCGCCGCCGCCGCCGCCTTCCTGCGGGCCTTCGAGGCGGCTCTCGGTCCGGCGGGCGTGTTCTCGAAGTCTACCTCGCGGGTGTTGTCCGGCGCCGCCGGCCTCGCCGGAGCGTGCTCGCGCGCCGCGGCGCGCGGCCTCTCAGCCGCCCTCTCGGCATCTGGCTCGGCCGCGAAGTCCACCCTCCGTGCGATTGCAGGCGCTCAATCGTATGCGGGAACCGTGGCAAAGCGCGCTGTTTTGAATATGGCCGGGGTATTCAGCACCGCCGGCGCACTGCTTGGGCAGGCCGGTAAGGTTCTGGTAGGCGCGCTAGGCTCGTCGGGGGTGCTGTCCGTCACCAAGTCGTTCCTCAGAGCTCTGACCTCTACGCTCGGCTTGTCGGCTCAGGTCTCGCGCAGAACCGCCAGGGCTTTCGCTGCGACATTGTCCGTCGCCGCCGAATTCGTGCGGCAGCTCGTCTCTGGTATACTAGACATTTCTGACGCCGTCTGGCGCACGGCCCGTCGCGGCGTTCTATACGCGGCCAAAGCTGCGTCTGTGGTTTGGACGGCAAAAGTGACACGTCGCTCGGTCGCATCTGAGGCCAGGTCCACGGAGTGGAAGGTAGATAAGCATGGCTGAGAACCTCGGCAACGACTTCGCGACCACCCTGAACGGGGCCATAGACAACGTTACCACGTCGGTCACGGTCACGTCCGGCACGGGCGCCCCCGCGGCCAACTTCCGCGTCCGCGTCGACGACGAGCTCATGCTCGTTACGAGCGTGGGCGGCGGCACGAACTGGACCGTCACCCGGGGCGTCGAGAGCACGACGGCCGCGTCGCACAGCAGCGGCGCGACGATCGCGCACGTCATTACGAAGGGCGGACTGGACCAGTACATGCTCGAGCGCCGCACCCTAGACCAGATTACGGCCGCGGCTGCGGACCAGACCGGCATAGCCAACGGCGACAACATCATCCGCTGGAATTGGGCTAAGACGACAAATAACGAGGTCGCTTTTCGGTTCAGCGAGTCGGCAGCGGCTACCAACGGCACGAGCACCGGTGGCGTACCGAATCAAGTTTTACTGCAGCTTGACACCTTAGCGGCTAGCACCATGTCACCGCTCAAGGTGCTTTCGCGCGGTTCACATGTGTTCAGCGTGTCGCCCTCGACGGCGCAGATCCTCGCTGCGAACGGCTCCGCCTCGGTACCGACGTACTCGTTTGCGGAAGATGCCACCACCGGTATGTACATGACTAGCGGCACTCTGTCGTTCGCCTCGGGCGGGGTTGAGGACGCCAGATTTTCTGGCGGGGGGAACTTGCTCTTCTTCAAGATCTTCGCCGACAGTTCGCCGTATGTGGTGACGTTCAGGAAGGCCCGCGGTAGTGTTTCGACACCGGTGGCTGTAACTTCGGGCGACGACATAGTCAAAATCGTCGGTCGCGCATACGTAGGCTCGACCGGCAGCTACGTCGAAGCGACGAACATCACCTTCGACACGACCGGCACCATAGCGAACAACTCGACCGGCGTCGGTGGAATCATACGATTCAGTGCGAGGGCGTCGGGCGGGTCGGTGGCGGAGATCGTCAGTTTTATGGCCGCGACCACCACCGGCGGCGGCTGGCAGATCATGGACGAGGCCGACGCCAACCCCACCACTACCGAGCTGGACGCGGACGACTCCTTTGCCATGTACCGCAAGGCCGACAAGTTCGTCATCGCCCACAACGTCGGAGGCACGATGAACTACCTCTCCATTCCGCTGGACGGGTCGACTACGACCTGGACCCACTCGACCACGGCGCCGTAATGGGCTCGCTTGCAGGCCTCACGAACGTTATCTGCACCTCGGACTACACGGCCACGTCCGAGGACGGGACCATCCTCATAGACACGGCGGGCGGAAACGTCACGATAACGCTGCCCGCAGCGTCGAAGGCGCAGTTCCTGTTCATCAAGCGCATCAGTAGCGGGATCAACACCGCGTCGATCGCTAGGGCAGGTAGCGACACGATCGAGGGCGCGGCGTCCCTCTCGCTCGTGTCGCAGTTCAGCTCTCGTATACTCATTAGTGACGGCGTATCCACGTGGTACACTGGTAGCACAATCTAAACTGGAGACCCTAATGCAATTCACTCAGGACGAGCTCGCAGCGATCGTCGGTACGAAGGAGCTGGAGCTAATCTATCTGCGGCGCGAGAACGCACAGCTGCGCGCGGCGCTCGAGGAGACGCGCAAGCCGAAGGAGGACGCCGGTGAGCCCGCACAGTCCGCTTGACCTCTGGTCCGCCGCTAAGGTCTGCGCCGACGCGGTCGCCGTACCCACTGGGTTCTACGTCGCAGCCATGGCGCTTCTCGGCGACCTCAACAGCATCGTGGGCATCGCGGCGGGTGGCGCGGCGTTCGTGTATACTGTCTACCGCATCTACGACCTGTACGACATCCGCAAGAAAAGAAAGGGCTGATCGTGACAACGATCGTCTGCACGCCCGAGGCGATGGCGGCTGATACCCGCGTCTCCTGGACGGAAGGGAAGGAAGTCTACAACACCTCGTTCTCCAACAAGATCTACCGCATCGGCGACGAGCTCGTCGGCACCGCTGGCGACACCGCCAGCGGCCTGCGGCTGGTGGAGTGGCTTCGCGCCGGCGGCAAGGGGCGCAAGCCGAAGCTGACGAAGGACACGGCCGCGGTGCGGCTGAGCAGGGACGGCATCTTCACGTTCGACGGGCGCGACCCGGAGTGGCTCAAGATCGACGCGAAGTTCTTCGCGATCGGCTCGGGCGCCCGGTGGGCCACCGGCGCGCTGGAGATGGGCGCCGACCTCCGCAAGGCGGTCGAGGTTGCCATGAAGTACGACCCCGCCACCGGCGGGTCCATCACTGTGATGCAGCTCACCGAAGGGAAACCGTGAAGATTCTTCTGCTCGACATCGAGACTGCGCCGAACCTCGCCTACGTGTGGGGCATGTGGCAGCAGAACATCAGCATGGACAAGATCGTGGCCAAGGGCCACGTGCTGTGCTGGTCGGCCAAGTGGTACGGCGAGAGCGAGACAATGTTCTCGTCCGTGCGCGACGGCGAGAAGACGATGCTGAAGCGCATCCACAAGCTGCTCGACAAGGCCGACGTGGTGATCCACTACAACGGTCGGTCGTTCGACATCCCCACCTTGAACAAGGAGTTCGTCACGCACGGCATGACGCCGCCGGCGCCGTACAAGCAGGTGGACCTGCTGACGGTGGTGCGCGACCAGTTCCGCTTCCCTATCAACAAGCTCGACTACGTGGCGCAGACGCTAGGCCTCGGCGGCAAGGTGCGGCACCCCGGGTTCCAGATGTGGGTGGACTGCATGGCTGGAGACGACGCAGCCTGGGCGAAGATGGAGAAGTACAACCGCGGCGACGTCATCCTGCTCGAGAAGCTGTACGACAAGCTGAAGCCGTGGGTCAAGAACCACCCGCACCACGGCGCGTTCGACGGCCGCCCCACCGTGTGCCCGAACTGCGGCGAGGAGCACACGCTGCAGCGCCGCGGGTCCGCGGTGACGCGCGACGTCAGGTACCCGCGCTTCCAGTGCGTGGGCCCGACCGGCTGCGGCGCGTGGAGCCGGGGCAAGAAGGCGCTGTCTAAGACCCGAACTACGCTCCAGGGTATCTAAATGGAGCGCAGGACGTTGGTGGTGCTGCTGGAGATGGACGTATCCGGCGACGAGGCGATCGGCAAGCGCGTGGCCGGCGCCCTCCGCGAGTACGCGGCGGACGTCGAGCGGGGCGAGGCGGGCAGGTACGCCGCCGAGCAGTACATGACGTTGGACAAGCGCACTAAGCTGCGCGTGGTGCACGGAGCGGACTACTGACATGGCTTCCAGAGAGATCAAGGACCTTTCGCCTGCGGCGCAGGTGCTCTACAACAAGTTCGCCGACCGGTGCCGCCGGGACGTGTGGATGCTGAAGAACGGCATCACGGTCATGCTGACCTGCACGTACCGCTCGCCGGAGGAGCAGGCCAGGCTGTACGCGCAGGGCCGCACGGCGCCGGGCAAGGTGGTGACGAACGCCAAGCCGGGCAAGTCCAGGCACAACGCCGAGACGCCGCAGGGCGACCCGGCCGCGGAGGCCTTCGACGTGGTGCCGCTGCGCTTCGGCAAGCCAGTGTGGGGCACGGCCGGGGACGGGGTCGACGAGAACCCGGACGACGACCACAAGGACGACATGGAGGTCTGGCAGCGCGTGGGCGCGCACGGCAAGGCGGTCGGGCTCGAGTGGGCCGGCGACTGGAAGTCCTTCCGCGAGTTCCCGCACTTCCAGTTGCCAGAGTGATCGACAAGGAGCGCGGCTGCCTGAGCAAGCGCGCGTACTACGCGGAGGTCGAGGCGCTGGTCGTGGCCTCCCGCCGCACCGCGCAGGGCGCGCCGCCGCTTAAGACGTACCGGTGCCCGAACTGCGGCCTGTGGCACCTGACGAAGCGGAGGGACGATGGAGAGGCGACGCAGGACTGACCGCGGCTGGACCTGCTGGCTGGCGATGCGCGCCGGCGAGCTGTGGGACTTCGTGGACAAGCGGGACATCGACAAGCACGTCGTGTCGATGGCGGTCTTCGCCGGCACGGTAACGGTGATGCGGTGGGCCATGGCCTTCGCCACCGAGGCGCTGGCCGCGGGCACCGAGACGTTCGAGGCGGCGGCAGTCATCGCCGCCGTCCTGGCGCCGTACATGGCCATGCAGGCCGCGGCGCTCAAGTGGTACTTCGAGACGAGGTCGGCATGATCGGACCAAAGACAATCCTCGCGTTCGTGCTGGCCGTGGTGATCGCGGCCGGCTCCGGGTTCTTCTACGGCAAGCATGTGGAGAGCGCCGAGCGAGACGCGGACCTGCTGCAGGACGCCCAGGTGGCGCACGACCTGTACGTGGAAGAGACGAAGAAGGCCCAGAGGCTGGGCAAGCGACTTACGGAGGCTCAAAATGCGAACGCTGCTCTCGCGTCTCAGCTCGCTGAGGCGTTCAACCAGGCTGGCTCTGCTCCCATTGCTGCTGGCGACTGCATCAATGACGAGCAGCTGCGCGTCATTAACGACGCCCTCCGAGGAGCTCCGCGCGACGGCGCCGTCAAACGCCCTTGAGCGGTGCCCGCCGCTGGACGACCTTCAGCTGAGGCTGTCGGAGAAGTTCGGGCTGGCCGTCGGCGGCGCCCTCATGCAGGTGGCGGACCGGTACCACAAGTGCCGGGCGATCCATGATACACTTGTGGATTGGGCGGAGGGGAAGTGATCGAGATCAAGAAGTGGGCCGGCCTGCAGAACACGACCGCCCCCGAGCGGCTTAAGCCCGGGGAGCTGTCTGTCGCGCAGAACGTGGACATCGACGACTCCGCGCGGGTGCTGACCCGCCGCGGGCAGACCCTGCTCCAGGGCGGCTCCTACCACTCCCTCTGGAGCGGCGACAGCACCGCCCTGGTGGTGTCCGGCCAGGACCTGAAGCGCATCGAGGCCAGCGGCTCCCTGACGCAGCTGCGCCGCCTGACGTCCGGCCGTCACGTCAGCTACGCCGAGCTCAACGGGGTGGTCTACCTGTCCAACGGGGTCGACAGCCTGCGCGTGACGCGCGGCGAGGCCCTGCAGTGGGGCGTCACGCCCCCGGCCGGGCAGCCGAAGGCCGCGGCCACCGTCGGCACCCTGCCCGCCGGGCGCTACATGTACGCCATGACGTTCCTCCGGGCCGACGGCCAGGAGAGCGGCACCGGCGTCGCCGGGATGGTCGAGCTGACCGCCCCAGGCGGCATCGCCTTCTCCGGAATGGAAACCTCGACAAATCCAGAGGTTACTGGTAAAATACTGTACCTGAGCCACGCCGACGGCGAGGAGCTGTACCGGGCGGTAACCCTGCCCGCGACGGCCACCACGCACACGTACACCAACGGCGGCTACGACCTCGGGGTGCCCCTGCAGACGCAGTTCCGGCAGGCGGCGCCGGCGGGCGACATAGTCGCGGTGCACGCGAGCATCGCCTACGTGGTAGAGGGCAGCGTGGCGTGGTACTCCGACGCGTTCTCGCTGGAGCACTTCAGCCGCACGCGGTACCTGCAGCTCCCCGGGCGCATCGCGCTGTTCGCCCCGGTGGACGACGGGATCTACGCGGCGACGGAGACGGGCACCTGGTTCCTCCGCGGCCACGAGCCGTCGGAGATGAAGGCGACGCAGGTGCTCAGCTACGGCGCCATCCCTGGCACGGCGGTCCGGGACGACGCGACGGTGACCGCCGAGGACGGGGCCGAGGCGAGCCGCCCGGTGGTGTTCTGGACCTCCCCGTACGGCGTGGTCCTCGGGCACAGCGGCGGAGTCGTCAGGAACCTGACGGAAGACAGGTACTCGTTCCCCGCGGCGCAGCGGGGAGCGGGAGTGGTAAGGCTGGAGCGGGGCTACGTGCAGTACATCAGCACTCTCCAAGGAACGGGCTCAGCGCCCAACGCGTACCAGTAAAGGGGAACTACACATGGCACTTCGACTCTCCGCAGCCCTCCGCAACGCCCTCCTCGAGACGGGCTCGCTCAAGCACATGATGTCCAACTGCGTGCTCAAGGTCTACACCGGCTCGCAGCCGGCGACGGCCGAGACCGCGCCGTCGGGCACGCTGCTCGTGACCTACTCCAACGCCAGCGGCGCGATCACGCGCGAGGTCCTGTCGGTCGGCTCCGTCGACCTGACGGGCGGCTCCTCGGGCTCGGTCGACGCGATCACGGTGAACTCCATCGCGATCCTGCCCTCGGCGGTCACCTACACGACGTCCCTGGCCAACACGGCTTCGCTCGTCGCCACGGCGATCAACAACAACCCCAAGAACCTGCTCTTCACCGCGGACGTGTCCGACACGGACAAGATCAACATCCGCGCGAAGCCGGGCCTCGGCTCCCTGCCGAACGGCTGGGTGGTCGCGTCCACGGTGACCACGCTCACGAAGACCGACAGCAACATGGCGGGCGGCGTCACCGCGGTGAACGCCCTCACCTGGGGCGACTCGGCCGCTGGCGTGCTGGTGAAGCACCCGAGCGAGACCTGGTCGGGCGTGGCGGCTGCCACGGGCACCGCCGGCTGGTTCCGCATCGAGGCCGCCGTGTCTGACGCGGGCGGCACGGACTCCTCGGAGGCCATCCTCCGGATCGACGGGGCCATCGCCACGAGCGGCGCCGAGCTGAACATGGCGTCCACGTCTATCACCGCGAGCGCGGTCCAGACGATCTCGAGCTTCTCCATCACCATCCCGACGGCGTAATAGGGGCATAGGTGTCCGACACCGCTGCGCTCACGCTGCCGGCGCTGTCGGCGACAGCGGGGGCGGCTGGCGGTGTCGCACGACTCCCCAACCTAACCGCTGCTGCCGGCTCCGCAGGCGCCGCGCTCTCCATCCCGAAGCCGACCTCCTCCGCCGGCGCAGCCGGCGCGGGGGTCTCCACTCGCCAGCTCACCTCCACCGGGGCCGGGTCCAGCGGCTCCGTCGGCGAGGCCGAGGTAGTCGCCGAGCGCCTGACGTCCACCGGCGAGGCCAGCGCTGGCACCGTCGGCTCCGCCGCACTCACGCTGCCGAAGCTCACCGCCAGCGCGACCATCCCCGACGCAGCGGCGCTCGCGCTGCCGAAGCTCACCGCGTCCGGCACCGCGCTGACCGGACAGGTCGCCTCCGCGGCGCTGACCCTACGCGCGCCGACCGCCTCCGCGACCCACGCCGTCACCGGCGTCGCGCGGGGCACGGCGGTGCTCCAGACCCTCACCGCCGACGGCGACTCCGCGCAGCAGGCGCTGTCCAACGGCGCCCTGACCCTCGCCCGCGCCAGGGTGACCGCGACCGCCCTGAACGGCGGCGTGGCGATCGGCTCCGCCGAGCTCAGGGAGCTGACCGCCTCCGGCTCGTCCGCCACGGCGGCCACCGCCACCGGCGCGGTCACCATGTACCGCCCGTGGGCCACCGGCCTGTCCGAGCCGACGCTGGCGGAGACGTACCGCACCTGGGTGTCCAACACCGGCAGCGGCGCCGTGACCGAGTACACGAACTTCTCGTTCAACAGCTACGCGCCCGTCAACGGCACGTACTACGCCGCCGGCCCCGGCGGGCTGTTCCAGCTGACCGGGAACGACGACGCGGGCACGGACATCGCCTGGGTCGTGCGCACCGGCATGATGGACGGCAAGAGCGCGTACCTGAAGCGCCTGACCGAGGTCCTGCTGGCGGCGAGGTTCGACGCGCCCGTGCGGCTCCGCGTGTGGACGAACGAGAACGACTACTACGACTACACCATCAACAACTTCACGCCCGACGTGCTGCAGCAGGTGCGCGCGACGCTCGGGCGAGGCATGCGCTCCCGCTACTTCCGCGTGGAGCTCTCCGGCATGGACGGCGCGTCCATGGAGCTCGACTCCATGCAGCTGCCGATGACCCCGCTGGCGCGGAGGATTGGATAATGGCTCTCACCCTAGGCACCCTCACCAGCGACGCGCTCAGCGCGGTGGCCACGTACCTGGCGCAGAACGCGAACAGCATCGCGGCCGCCGGCGACGAGTTCATCGAGGGCCTCGCCTCGTCCAAGGACATCAATTTCCAGATCGGAGAGCTGCCCTCGCTGAACTGGCTGACGCTCAACTTCGAGACCGAGCTCACCGAGATCCGGGACGAGCGCGTGGCCTCGCCGGACCTGAGCCTCGCCACGATCAACGCGAACATCGACCAGATCGCCGCGCTCGTCGCGCCCACCGCGCCGGACCTCTCCGTTCCGGTCGCCGTGGTGCCGTCGCTGGACGCGCAGGCCCCGACGATCACCCTGCCCACCGCGCCTACCGCGGACATCGGCGCGATGCCCACGGACGCCCCGAGCGTGGAGGAGGTCGCCACTCCGGCCGCGCCGGTCGTGACCCTGCCGAACGTCCCGACGTTCGAGGAGCTCCAGCTGCCCGTGGCCCCCTCGGTCACGCTGCCGACGTTCGCCGGCACGCTGCCGCAGAACCAGCTCGCCGCGCCGACGCAGGTCTTCTCGTACTCCGACACCGGCTACTCGTCCGACCTGGCGGACCCGCTCGTCGCGAAGCTGCTGGACAACCTCACCAACGGCGGCTACGGCATCGAGACCGCCGATGAGCAGGCCCTGTGGGCACGCGCCCGCGACCGCGCGGAGCAGGCGGCCCGCGCCGCGGTCGAGGAGGCCCAGCGCCGCGCCGTGTCGTCCTCGTTCCCGATGCCGCAGGGCGCGTACCACCAGGCGGTGGCCGCGGCGCAGCAGGCCCTGCAGGCCAAGATGAGCGAGGTCAACCGCGAGATCGCGCTGAAGCGCGCGGACCTGTACGTCGAGAACCGCAAGTTCACGATCCAGGAGGTCCAGAAGTACGAACAGATGGCCCGCGAGTTCTACCAGGCTGTGCAGGAGCGCGCCCTGAACTTCGCCAAGGCGACCGTCGAGCTCGGCGTGGCCCTGTACGACGCCGGCGTGCGCAACTACGCCGCCCAGCTCGACGCCTACCGCGTCGAGGCGCAGGTGTTCGAGTCCCGCATGCGCGCCGAGCTGACGAAGGCCGAGCTGTTCAAGTCGCAGATCGAGGCGGAGCGCCTGCGCGGCGAGTTCAACCAGCAGAAGATCGGCCTGTACCAGGCGCAGCTGAACGGCATCCAGACCGTCGTGAACCTGTACAAGTCGCGCGTCGAGGCCGCCGGGCTGCTGTCCGACATCCAGAAGACGAAGCTCGAGGTCTTCAAGACCCGGGTGATGGCGTTCGGCGAGCGTGTGCGCGCGAAGGCGGCGGAGTACGACATGTACAAGGCGAGCATCGCCGGGGAGCTGGCGAAGCTGGACGTGTTCAAGTCGCAGATCGCCGCGCACCAGTCCCGCGTCGAGGCCGAGGAGGCCAAGGGCCGCCTGACGCTGCAGGCGAACGAGTCCCTGCTGCAGGAGTACCGCGCGTCCGTGCAGCGCTACGAGGCTCAGCTGGAGGGGCTGGCGAAGGTGGTCAGCGCCCGGCTGGAGCGCGCCAAGACCCAGGTCGCGGCGCAGAGCGGGGACGTCGAGGCGTACCGCGCGTTCGTCTCGGCTCTGGTAGAATCTGCCCGGGTGCGCGTCGCGAACCAGTCCGTGAACAACCAGTGGAACATCGCCGCGCTGAACTCGCAGGTCGACCAGGTGCGGTTCCGGCTTGAGACGCTGAAGGCGACCGTGGACAACATGAACAACATCAACCGGTTCGGCGCGGAGTACTTCCGCACCGCGCTTGGCTCGACGCTGGCCGGCCTCAACGGCCTCAGCGTCAAGACCACCGAGGGGTAATCCATGCCTACGCTGAACGACATCATCACCGGGCTCCGCGAGCAGGCGGCCGACACCTTCGAGAACGCCAGCAAGCGGGTGCGCCCCGCCGCGGCCGCAGCCGAGGCAGCGCCCGAGCCCGTCGCGCGGTCCCCGCGCGGCGCGATCCCGCACGCCCCGATGACAGCCGTCGAGGGCGTCGGCGTGGCCAAGACCCCGGGCGACGCCGCGGCGGCGCTCAACTACCGCGACGGCGCCCGCGCGGCGAACATCACGACCGGCGCCCCGGCTGGCCCCAGCTCGCCCGTGTCCTGGTCTGCCACCACGACCGGCGCGCCTGGCGTGCAGAGCCCGACCGTGGATGACCTCGCCAAGAAGTACATCCAGGACCGCCTCGCTACGAACCGCGCGACCCAGGCCACCATGGCCCAGGAGGCGCTGCAGCCGAAGCAGTTCACCGGCGTGCGTTCGAACTACGTCGCGCCGCAGCCCGCCCCGATGATGCCCGGCGTGGGCGGCAGCGTGCCCCCGCAGGTCCCTGGCTCGCCCGCCGCGGCGGCCCCGGCCGGTGAACCCAAGCCCCCGATGGGCAAGATGGCGAAGCTCGGCGCGGGCCTCGGCCTGGCGGCCGGCGGCGTGCAGGCTGGCTTCGGCGTGCAGGCGGCCCGCGAGGGCCGGTACGGCGACGCCGTGGACAACGCGTTCCAGGGCGCGGCCACCATGCTCAACCCGATGGTCGGCGTCGTGGGCAACGTCCTGACCGGCCTGCGCGACGCGGGCATGCGCGCGGGGATCGAGAACTTCGTGCAGCCCACCCGCAACCCGGGGCTGTACACGCCCGAGCTGGAGCGCATAGTCCAGGGCGGCGAATTTACCGGCCGACGCCCGCAAGGCGCTGCTGCCGAGACCGTGCGCCCCGCCGCTCCGGTAGCGGCGTCTGTCCCCGGCACGCCGGCCGCCGCGCCGTCCGGCCCGGACAACATGATCCGCACCACGCGCGGCGCGCGGGTCACGGCGGACCAGCTGATCGACGGCAAGGACGTCCCGGCCCCAGGCCAGGGTGCGATCCGCCGCGGCAGCGAGCCGGCCGTCAAAGTCGGCGCGAAGGTCGACGCCCCGGACGCGCCGACGCCTGGCGACAGCAAGGGACGCGGCCTGCGCGGTGCCACCGGCGGCACACTGGCGAGCCACATGGTCAACCTCGCCGCCCTGAACATGAACGCGAAGGCGGCGGCCGCGAAGGAGTCCGGCGCCGCGAAGCAGGCCGAGCTCGGTATCAAGGACGCCGCGCACCGCCTGAACGTGTACAAGACCCGCGAGGAGCTCCGCGCCAAGACGAAGGCGGACATCGAGAAGGAGGTCGAGGACACGGTTATGCGCGGCATGGACTCGTCCCTCAAGAAGGAGGAGCGCGAGGCCCTCGGGGCCAAGGGCAAGGCCGAGCTGATGTCCCGTGTGCGCCACACCGCGGCCAACCGCGGCATGGACCTGGGTGACCTCAGCGGCGCCGAGCGTCGCAAGATCCTGGACGGCGAGAAGTTCCGCCGCGCCCTGGTCGGCTCGCGCGACGAGACCCTGCAGCAGGTCAAGGACTACTTCGGCCAGAAGCGGTTCGACAGCGACGACCTCGCCTCGTACATGCCCAAGACGGTCAAGCGCGACGGTGCGCGCGGGTATATAATCGAGACCGAGAACGGCAACACCATGACCGTGCGCGCCGCTGCCGGCGGCAGGTTCGTGCTGATGGGCCCGAACACGCCGGTGGACGCCGACCTGATGCAGCACATCTTCCGTGCCGCCGAGAACCAGAGCAAAGGACGATAAATGAGCCGCATCGCGGACGTCGAGCTTCCTGAGGCAGGCGAAGTAGCGAAGGCGAGAATCCCCGAGGTCACCACCGTAACACCCGAGCAGGCGGACGTAGCCGCCTCCCGCTTCGTGGCGACGCCCATCCAGAAGGGCGTCCGCGGCGGGTTCAACCAGCTCGGCGCCATGACCAGCGCGTTCATGGCTACGCTTGGCGACGCCATGGGCCTCTCGCAGTTCGCGGCCGAGCGCATGAAGGACGCGGAGCACCAGGCCGCGTTCGCCGAGGCCGTGCTGCCCGAGGTCAAGGACTACCGCCAGGTCAAGGACGGGGCCGACGCGGCCGAGTTCTTCACCGGCCTCGTGGGACAGTCCCTCGCCACCACCGGCCCGGCCCTCGCCGGCGCCGCGGCCGGCCGCTTCGGCGGCGGGGTGCGCGGCGCGTACGCGGGCGGCTTCGCCGGCTCGTTCGTGCCCAACTCCGGCGAGCAGGCCCTCCGCCTACGCAACGAGCCGATGGCCCCCGGCGACCGCCTGCGCAACGTCGTGGGCACCGGCGGCGCTGCCGCCGCCATGGACGCCCTGCTCCCGGCCGCCGCGGTCTCCCGCGTGGCGCGCCCCGTGCGCGGGGCCGGGCTCGGCGGCACCACGCTCAAGGGCGCGGGGGTCGAGGGCGCCACCGAGGGCGCGCAGGAGGCCCTCGGGCAGGCCATGCACACGTCGGTCAACCCAGCCCGGGACAGGGGCGAGGACGACCCCGCCGTCCTGAACGCCATGATCGGCGGCGCCGCGGGCGGCGCGTCGATCGGCGCCGGCACTCGGATCGCGGAGGCCGGCTCCGGGCTGGTGCAGGACGGGCTGGCGAAGGTGGGCGAGGCCTCCAAAGCCGCGCGCGAGAAGCTGCGCCG